CAGTAATAGTAAGTTACGTAAGGGTGCTAAGACTACATATGCAGATTGGTGTACTAAGAATGGGTTCTTATATGCGGACAAGGATGTCCCACAAGAATGGATTGACGAGAGAAAAAAACCTGCTAAGCTAATGCCTAGTGAGTTTGTAAAATTTCCATTAGAGAAAATTAAAAGGTAGTTATACATGACAGACGAATCAAATCATTCATCATTCGCAGTTGCACTTACGCCTGAGTTTGATGAGCANGGTAACTGGACAGGTGCAGTAAGTGCTACGCTTGAAGAAGATGTACGNNATGACCTGAACACGGATGAGCTAACACAGATCCGTAGTGTGTGCGGTATGATGGCGGCTTGCTTGCCATTGATGGAAGAGGATGAAGACTTCTTGGAATACATCAAGGGTTACTTCTCAGCTAACTACACACAGCTTATTGATGAGATCCTTGATGANGCAGAAGAGCAGGACAANCCTAGTTTTGTACGCAGTAAAGATGGCAAGGTGATCACATTAGATTTCAATACGAAGACACATGGGAGTGCATGATGAGTGAGTCAGAGAGCATTGAGAAGATTCAATCTGTAGGTGATGTATTTGATGATGTCCTTGAGGATGAAGAGGATAGATTCTTTGATGAGGTAGATAAGCCTGAGCACTACAACTCCGGACTGATTGAAACCTTTGACTACATCTGTGATGTAATGCGATTCCTGCACCCGCTAGCCCCTATGTGGGGATGCCAGTGGCAGATACTCAAGTACTTAGGCACACGCCTATGGAGTAAGGGTGACCCTATCACCAATGCCAAGAAGGCACGATGGTATCTCAACAAGATGATTGAGATGATGGAAGAGACGGAAGGGAAACACTGGTAATGTCACAGGAAGTTGAAGTAAAGGTTGACTTAGAATTCAATGTGGATATAACTGAAGTTTCGCCCGGACAAAGGACAGAAGATGGCATCACAGAAATCGTTAGCGAAGTGCTCGATTCATGTGTCTATGACATTCCGGGTGCGGAACTTAAGCGGATCGGAATTGAAATTGAAGGACTTGATTAGTGGACTCTACAAAGTACAAGGGAATCGAGATAGATCTAGACAGAGATAAAGACCTGTCAGATCAGGCGATGGCCCTACTCAAAGATTATTACATGTTGGATAATGAACTGTATGCACAGCAGGCATTTGCACGTGCGGCAGTTGCATACTGTGAGGGTGATCATGCTTTTGCTCAACGGATTTATGACTATGCTAGCAAGCGTTGGTTTATGTTTGCNTCTCCGGTCTTGTCTAACGCACCCGGAGACGGNGAGGACATCAAGGGTCTTCCTATCTCTTGCTTTCTCACTTATGTTGGTGACAATCTGGACTCCCTTATTTCTCACAACGCTGAAGTTGCATGGCTATCTGTCAAGGGAGGTGGAGTCGGCGGTCACTGGTCTAATGTACGCCCTGTAAGTGACAAGGCACCGGGAGTGATCCCATTCATGAAGGTTGTTGACTCACAGATGACAGCCTACAAACAAGGCAAGACCCGTAAGGGTAGCTATGCCGCATACCTTGATGTATCTCACCCGGAGATCATTGAGTTCGTCAGGTTCAAAGATCCCACTGGTGGTGATGCGAACCGCAAATGCTTTAACTTGTTTAATGCAGTTAACATTACAGATGCTTTTATGGAGGCAGTAAAAAATGGAGAACAATGGGAACTACGATGCCCTAACTCGGGAGCTATCAGATCTACAGTCCAAGCTAGAGAACTGTGGCAAAGAATACTTGAAGCTCGCTTCAGAACAGGTAGCCCTTACCTCAACTTTATCGACACAGCCCAGCGAGGGTTACCGGATTCTCAAAGAGCACTTGGACTCACAATTAATGGCAGTAACTTGTGCAATGAAATCCATCTCGCTACATCTGAAGAACGTACAGCAGTCTGTTGCCTCTCCTCAGTCAACCTCGAAAAGTGGGACGAGTGGCGAGACACCAGAATGGTTCAAGACTTGGTCAGACTCTTGGACAACGTCCTTAAATTCTTTATCCGAAATGCTCCGGAAGAGTTAGAGAAGGCTAAGTTCAGTGCGTACATGGAGCGGTCCATCGGCTTAGGTGCGATGGGCTTCCATGGTTACCTACAGAACAAAGGCATTGCATGGGAATCTTGGCAGGCGGCTAGTGAGAACTACCAGATGTTCAAGAAGATCAAAGAAGATGCGGTGGAGTCAACACATGAACTCGCTAAGGAAAGAGGTGAAGCACCGGATATGGCAGGCACAGGGCGGCGTAATGCTCACCTACTTGCGATTGCTCCGAATGCTAACTCGTCTATCATATGTGGGTGCTCAGCGTCTATTGAGCCTATCAAGTCGAATGCGTACACGCACAGAACACGTGCAGGTGCGCATCTGGTTAAGAACAAAGCGTTAGAGGAAGTGTTGGATGAGCACGGTGAGAACACTGAAAGCACGTGGAAAAGTATTATTGCTAGTGAAGGCTCTGTTCAGCATCTGGAGTTCCTTAGCGAGCAAGACAGACAAGTCTTTAAAACTGCATTTGAACTTGACCAAACGTGGGTTGTGGAGCATGCGGCTAAGCGACAGGAGTTCATCTGTCAGGGACAGAGCGTTAACTTGTTTTTCCCAGCAGGCTCACCGAAGCCGTATGTCAACTCTGTACACATCAAGGCGTGGAAGGAAGGTCTTAAAGGGCTGTATTACCTCCGCACAAATGCCGGTGTCAGCGCAGATAAAGTGGGTGCGTCAGTTGAACGTAACGCACTAAAAGATTTCACCTCAGACAGTGAAGGTGAAGAATGTATCTCCTGTCAGGGATAGCAGATGGCAAGAAAGAAACAATTACAGATAGCAATAGGACCAATAGAGCACGTGCCTTCAGATAAAGACAGAAGCTACAACGAGCTTGTGTGCTCCATCTGCCACTGCGAGTTCGACATTGAACTTGAGGGTGGCATTGATGGGTACTTAGGTGTACTGCCTGTGGCTATGTGCGCTATGTGCTACTCAGGATTAGATGAGTTCTTCACTCAGATGCATGGATGCTATGACGATGANCANGATGGATACGAGGATCACGATGAAGATTAAAGGTATACACATGAATGCCAGAGGAANGCCAGTAGATCGTTTTGATTTGGAAGATGCGATCATGAAAGCATGGCGNACANCGGATGACATTAAGGCTTTCTATACGTCCGCTGAGCACATGNATGAGGATCAGGTAATCAATGCCCTTATNGGGNTAGAGATCTTCGCTGAGATGCGCTTTAACGAGCTNTGGAATACATATGAACAATGCATTAACAACGGAGTATTTGATGACAGCACAAAACGTGGAGAAGAAATTGCTANGGCTTTGGATGCGACTCCTCAAAGCTTCGGTCAAGAACAAATCTAGGAAGATAGCTAAGCTAGAGAGCAGGCTGATTCAGTTAGAACTGGAGAAGAAGAAATATGAGCATTGATTTTGATGAAGAGTTTGACCTACTNAAAGCACTGCGTGAAGCGCAAGCACTTGAAATGGTTGAAGAAACTGACAATGGGTGGCAGACTAAGGTAGTACCTGATGCACTGTCACAAAGAGCCGCAAAAGAAATTGTTGAATTACGTCAACAAGTTAACGAACTTCGCAATAGATTGGCTAACAAAACGATTGACTAATTTCCCTCGTTGAGTATAACTACTCAGTGCTTATGGCCCACTTCGGTGGGCTTTTTTTCCTTTAACAATAAACGGAGTGGTGTATGCCATTGCTAGAAGAATCAAAAACTTACAAGCCGTTTCTATATCCATGGGCTGTGGAAAAAGCTATCTCACATGAGAAGGTACACTGGGGTGAATGGGAAGCTAAACTGCAAGATGATGTTGCGCAGTGGAGCAACGGGAAGTTAACNGATGTCGAAAGAAACCATATTACACAGATCCTTAGACTCTTTACGCAGTCGGATGTCCAAGTTGGAACNAACTACTTGGAATCTTACATACCTAAATTTAAGAATAACGAAATTCGGGCTATGCTTACTAGCTTTGCTAACCGTGAATTTGTTCATCAGCGTTCTTATGCTCTACTTAATGACACGCTAGGTCTGCCAGAAGAAGAGTTCTCAGCATTCTTAGAGTATGAGCAGATGGCTAACAAGATTGAGTTCATGGCTGACATTGATGTGAACACACAGTCAGGTNTAGGCAAGGCAGTTGCCCGGTCAGTAATCAATGAAGGCATGAGTTTGTTCAGTGCGTTCGTGATGCTACTCAACTACCAGCGCACAGGTAAGATGCGAGGCATGTGTGAGATTGTCGAGTGGAGCATCCGTGATGAGACGATGCACTGTGAAGGTATGACTAAACTGTTCCGCACATTCTGTGAGGAGCACCCACGAATTGTTACAGATGAATTTAAATCAGATATATATCAAATGGTTAGGGATGCTGTGTCTCTGGAAGATAAAGTTATTGATCTTGCGTATGAGATGGGTGACTTGGAAGGCTTGTCGAGAGAGGAAGTTAAGTCATATATCCGATACATTGCGGACAGACGGCTCATTCAGCTTGGACTTAAAGGGAACTACAAAGTCAAAGAGAACCCACTACCATGGGTTGACTGGGTGGTTGCAGGAGATTCTCACAAGAATTTCTTTGAGGGTGTTGTGACAGATTACAATGCCGCAGGTATGGAAGGTGATGACTGGGGGTGGCAGGCCGCATGAGTTCAGATCAAGTTAAGGAAGAATTTGAAAAGCTTAACAAGAAGATCAGAGAAATGGAGGCAGTCATCAGACACATGAAAAGGCAAATCAGAAAATAACGATTGACATTTTCTATCAATGCTGTATAACTAATAGACACAAGAGAGAGACTACCAAGGTAGTTTTCCCTCCGCTGTTTGATCTCACCCTTACAGCAACTACACAGCCCCTCGCAATGAGGGGTTTTTTTATGTGCGTCTACTTGCTAGGCCACCACGGTTCATCTTCTGAGTGATGTCCATGATTCTTTCCTTTATAGGAGTAAGGATCTGACTAGCTTCCTGCGCAGTGACTGAGCTATCTTGCATTAGATCTGCATGCTCTTCCATTGCTTCAGCAAGATCCCGCATCTGCTTACCTCTTTGCGTATCGCC